GGCTTCATTTGCACGTCACAAAGAAAATTCACAAAAGGAATTAGGGGACGGCTGCGGACGTTTAATGTGGTTAGCTTGGGGTGGTGATGAAGGTGTTGAATGGGCGCAAAGAAAATTAGAACAAATCAGAAATGAAAAAGCAAACTAACGTAAACAACTTTCTTAGAAAAACACGAAAGAAAAGACCTAAGCAACATTGTAAAAGGTCATCTAAACTAAAGACAAGTAAGAACTACGTTAAGTTAAATAGAGGTCAAGGATAAACTAAAAACAAATAACAATGGCAGAAAGAACATTAAGTAAAGTAAGCCCACGAGGTGGCAAAAGAGGGTGTCTATGTAAAGACGGAAAATACCGAAAAGAATGTTGCGATGGAAGTTTAGAAGCGCAAGGAATAGGCAAAACTACAGGCACAGGAACTGACGTAGTAAATATAACCGAAAACAACGGAGTAAGAACTATCGTTCGTCAAAACGGATAAAAAAGGAACAAGTATAAATTCAAAAGTTAATAAGTTATGAATACACTAAAAACAGTTTACGGAAAACTATTCAAAGAAGAAACACAATTAGCTTCGCACGAAGTTGAATTAGGTTTAATGGACGATATAAATAAATTAAAATCTACTTTGATAGCTGAATGGAAAAGCCATACAAGTAAAAGAGATTCTTGGGGTGCAAACGCTTCTAAATTATTAGCGGCGGTAGGTGAACAAGAAAGAAGTGGTTTAGCTTTAAAAAAAGAAGTTGATTTGTTCGATAAAAAACTTTTAGATATTTCATCGCAAATTACAAAATTAAGAAATCAAGCGGAGTCACTTGGATTACAATTACCACAAGACGTAAATTTATTAGACGGTGTTTCAATAAATGCGTGGGGAAATAAATTTGTAGATACAAGAGAAGTAGTAGATGAATTTTCTAATAAACTTAAATAAAATAAAAATGAAAAATAGCCTAATAAACCAAATCAAAACTTTGCTCGGAATGGAAGTAAAACTTGAGCAAATGAAATTAGCTGACGGAGTAACAGTTCTTGAGGCAGATTCTTTCGAGACAGGAAACGAAGTATTTATCGTAACAGAAGATGAACAAAAAATTCCTTTGCCAATAGGTGAGTATGAGTTTGAAGATGGACGTATGTTAATCGTAGTAGAAGAGGGTCTTATTTCTGAACTTAAAGAAAAAGAAATAGAAGAGCCTGAAGTAGAAGTAGAAGTTGAAACCGAGAAAAAGGAAGAAATGGAAACTGAAAAACCAACTGCTAAGAAAACTATCGAAAGCGTAGTTAAAGAAACTTTCTTTTCTGAAATAGAAAAACTAAAAGAAGAAAACGAAACTTTAAAAGCTGAATTAAGCAAATTAAAAGAGGTTAAAGAAGAAGTAACTCTTTCATCTGATGAGGAAGTTAAACCAATTTCTTTTAACCCTGAAAACGAAAACAAAGTTGAGACTATAAGAATCGCTTCTAAAAGAGAGCGTTCAATTATGGATTCAATCTTAGAAAAACTAAACAAGTAATTATTAATATTTAAATAAAAAAAACAAATGCCAACAACAACTTCAATTACAACTACTTATGCTGGTGAATTCGCAGGTAAGTATATTGCGGCGGCTTTATTGTCGTCTCCAACTTTAGAGAAAGGCGGAATTACTATCATGCCTAATGTGAAATTTAAGCAAGTTATCAAAAGAGTAGCTACTGACGGAATCGTTAAAAACGCTACTTGTGATTTTGACCCAACTTCGACTTTGACTTTAACAGAGCGAGTTCTTCAACCTGAGTATTTCCAAGTTAACCTACAATTATGTAAGTCTGACTTCCGTTCGGATTGGGACGCTATCCAAATGGGATATTCTGCGTTTGACGTATTGCCTAAGTCTTTTGCTGACTTCTTAATCGCACACGCTGCTGAGAAAGTTGCTCAACAAATGGAATTAGTTATATGGGATGGTAACAACGCTTCTGCTGGAGAGTTTTCAGGAATCATGCGTCAATTAGACGTAGACGCTTCTTTACCTGCAGGTCAAAAAATCGCTGGAACTTCTATTACAGCTGCTAACGTTATCGCTGAGTTAGGTTTAATGATTGACGCTTTACCTGCTGCATTGTACGGAAAAGAAGATTTGACTCTTTATGTTTCTTCTAACGTTTATCGTGCTTATATCCGTGCTTTAGGTGGTTTTGCTGCTTCAGGTGTAGGTGCTAACGGTTATGACAACAAAGGAACTAACCAAGTATTGAATGACATTTATTTTGATGGTGTTAAAGTATTCTTAGCTCCTGGTCTTGCTAATAACACAGCGTTACTTGCTCAAAAATCTAACTTGTACTTTGCAACAGGATTGATGAACGATATGAACGAAGTTAAAGTATTGGATATGGCTGACCTTGATGGTTCTCAAAACGTACGTGTTATCATGCGTTTTTCGGCTGACGCTAAATATGGTTTTGCTTCTGACGTTGTAACTTACGGAATCTAATCTAACAACAATTATAACAAGGGTGGTGAAATAAACGCCACCCTTTTTTGTTTAACATTAAAAAAATAATAAAATGAGCTGCGACATAGCAAACGGAAGATTAGAAGCCTGTAAGGACGCGATTTCAGGACTTTTAAACATTTACTTTATTAACTACGGAGATTTGAATACATTACAATCAAGTGTAACATTTGATGGTGATGACCAAATTACTGAATGGATTACTGCAACACAAATTTCACTTTACAAATATGAATTGAAAGGTGCAAATGGTTTTGATCAAACTATCCAAACTTCAAGAGACAATGGAACTACTTTCTTTGAGCAAGTATTGACTATACAATTAAAGAAGCAAGACGCTGTAACGCATAAGAACGTTAAATTGTTAGCTTACGGACGTCCGAGAATCGTTGTTGAAACAAGAGACCACCAATTCTTTTTAGCTGGTTATGACCAAGGGTGTGACGTTACTGCTGGAACTGTATCTTCAGGAACTGCAATGGGTGACTTCAACGGATACAACCTTACATTTACAGGAATGGAGAAAAGCCCAGCCTTTTTCATTGACTGCGCTGATGAGGCTGGATTACAAGCTATCTTTACTGATGGTTCAGCAAATGCTATTGTAGTTACTTCTTAATTCTCCAAGCATACAAACAAGTTAACCCTACCTAATCGGTGGGGTTTTCTGTTTTAGGTAACAATTTTAGACTTTAGTAGTTAATAAAGTATGATAGTTTTAACTACTTCAACAAATCCACAAACATTTGCTTTAATTCCGCGAAATGAAGACTTCGATACTGTTGAAATAACAGACGACCAAACAAACGAAACAACGGTTGTTGAAGAATGGGAATTTACGGCAGGCGATTATTATTCTACATTGGAAGTTGAAGTTGAATTAGTTGAAAATCATTTTTACAATTTGGTACTAAAAGACGGAACGAATATCGTTTATCGTGATAGAATATTTTGCACTGACCAACCGATAGTTACTTTCTCGGTTAACAATGGGCAATATACTTCGAATGCTACAACAAATACTTTTATAGTTTATGAGTGATAACATACATATTATTAATTTAAGTTCTTACCAAACGCCATTAATCCAAGAGTCTAAAAGAGATAATTGGGTTGAGTTCGGTGAGGACAATAATTACTTTCAATATTTAATTGATAGATACACGTATTCAACGACGAATAACGCCATAATAAACAATATTAGTAGATTAGTTTATGGACGTGGTTTAAGTGCGTTAGACGCTTCTAAAAAGCCAAATGAGTATGCTCAAATGATGTCTTTACTTCACCCTGATTGCGTTCGTAAATTAGTAGTGGATAGAAAGATGTTAGGGCAGTGCGCTATTCAAGTACATTACTCTAAAGACCATAAAAAAATACTTAAGGCGTATCATATGCCAGTTAATCTTTTGCGTGCTGAAAAGTGTAACAAAGACGGAGAAGTAGAAGGTTATTACTATTCAGACAATTGGCAAGACGTTAAAAAATATGCACCTAAGAGAATACCTGCTTTTGGATATTCAAACGATCAAATAGAAATACTTTTTATTAAGCCTTACACGGTAGGAATGAAGTATTACGCCTATCCTGATTATCAAGGTGCTGTTCCTTACGCTAAACTTGAGGAGGAGATAGCAGATTATTTAATTAATGAAGTTCAACACGGATTCTCAGGAACAAAGGTTATTAACTTTAACAATGGTATTCCTACAGAAGAACAACAAAGTATCATTACAAGCAAAGTAAACGCACAATTAACGGGTTCTAAAGGACTAAGAACTATTGTAGCTTTTAACGCAAGTGAAACAAGTAAAACAACTGTAGACGATATACCATTAAACGACGCACCTGAACACTATTCGTATTTAAGTGAGGAGTGCTTACGTAAGATTATGTTAGGACACAATGTAACAAGTCCTCTTTTATTTGGTATTGCTTCAACAACTGGCTTTAGTTCAAATGCTGATGAGCTTAAAAACTCAAGTATTTTATTTGACAACATGGTTATTAAGCCTATGCAAGACGAATTATTAGAAGC